GTTGTCCTCTTTAATTATCTCAGGTACCGTTCCAGATAATCATAAAGTTTTACCATATATGGCTGGGAAGGGTGTCCTTTTTAGGGATACTGAACCGTATGATATGGCAGTTTGGACAGCGTCTATTGTTAGAAGATGGGATGCGGTTAGATGGCTGTTGGCTGACCCAGATGTTACTTTTGTCTCTATGGTCCGAAGTTGGCAGCGTTCACGTTTACCAGGGGCTGATCAGTTGCCAGGCTATCGTTTTGGTCATTTAGAAGTAGAAAATAAAGTCATGTCGGACTATTCTGTTTTTAATCAGATTTTTGGTTGGGTTGTTGTTGATGGGGTTCAAGTGGATCGTACTGTTTTTGCCACCTCTGGTATTTATTCGAAGCTTACAACTGCTTATAAGAAAACGGGTCGTTCACAGCGATTTGAGCCTTTCCAGAAGAAGATGTTAATTCAAAATTTAGCCGGTGCTTTGGAGATTATGTACAAGTTTTATTTGTTCACTTATGATAAATTTGGTACAAAGCGTTTTGAGTATAGTCAGACTAGAATTAATTATGACACTATACCGTTGGACAAATCAGCGGGTATAGATTTTATGACTAATACCTCTAGGTCTATTGGGGATGATGTTTATGTTATCACCTCGGTAGGTACTAAGGGGCCTCAATTGGACCGTGTCAAACAGCAGATACAGCGTGCTTTTGAAGACCTTTCTTTGACAGACAGTCCGTTACCTAATTATTACACTCGTGTGGCTATTAAGCAGGAGTGTTATAATGAGGCAGGATCTAATTATCAGGATCTATTGAAGTTTCATAAGAAGATTAGGTTGTTGTGGGTGGACAATACCTTAGGTCATGTTACTCATAGGATAATAGGGGAGATGAGACAAAAAATAGAACGTGGCACTAAGAATAGACCTTCAGCCATTTATATAGGTCGTTCTATGTGGGGAGGTGGTGCACAGCGTTTAGCCATCTCCATGAAGTATGATAGCCCTGATCATGAGTGGGGTCATGCTGATTTTCGAGGTTTGGATACTACCATCAAGGCCTTTTTTCTTGGGCTGATGGTTACAGAGATACATAGGTATGTTGATATGGAATGTACACCAATAGATTCTTATCTCTTCTTATGCTATCTTCTCAAGTATTGTGGTATCAATTTGGCTTGTAAAATTTGTTCTTATTTTGGTGATGTTTGGCGTTCTGTTGTAGGTGTTATGCCGTCTGGTAGTTTTATTACTTCTCATGGTGATTCATGGATGGTGTTGCTAGGCTGGTGCCTTTTTATTTCTAGGGTTATAGCTACACATTCTTTGGGTGATGAAATTAGGTTAGCAGTTGAGAGTGGTGATTACCCGCTTTGTATTACAGGTGATGATCATGTTATAGGCTATCTGAAGAAGTGGAAGCATATTGTTAGCCATAAGCTTTGGGTTGAATTTATGGTGGACTTTTTGGGCTTTGAGTTTCGTGATGTTGAAGTTAGCACTTCCTTTTTGTCCCGTGTTGATTTTGAATCAGGTGAAGCCTATGAGCGTCAGGTTGTTTTTTTGAAGAGGATTTTTATCGATGTTTCAGGTCTCGATTTGGGTGTGCCGAATATCATCCATTTTCGAGAGTCCCATAATGCTTATTTTAAGATGGTTTATGGTCCTCTTCAGTCTCGATGTATGTATGATTTGTTGACATCTTCAATTGCTTTTGCCTATGAGAGTTCAGGTGTTAATTATGATCTTTATGATTTTGCTAGATTTCTTTTTACTCGAGCTTCTAAGCAGATGTCTAAGCAAGATGAGAATTGGGAGGCTGCTTATATTGCCTATGTTACTTGTGATGTGCACGCAAAAAAAAAGTCTGTTTTAACTTTTTGTCGTAAGATAGGTCTTACCCCTGAGAATTTTTTGAAGTTTCCTACTATCCCTGAAATTTTATTTATGCATAACAAGAGCGTATACGACCCTATTTATGGTGAGACTAGAGTGCCGACTTTTGGTGTTTGGAGTTAGTTTGTTTGTTTTATATTAAAAAAAAT